TATCACAGCAATAAGCAATAATATAACAGCAATGTAAAGTAATAACTTAACTAAATAATTTAATAAACTCATATTATTTCTTCTTATAAGAATTAAAACCAATTGGTTTAGCACTACTGAAAGAACCTTTCATTCCTTTAGAACCATAATAAGCACCAACACCTAAACCGATTCCTTTGACAATATCACTACCACGCTTAAAGTACTTATCAGTATAATAAGTATCCATATCATAATCACTTATAACAGCAGCATTATAAGAAGCGTGCGCACCATTAGCAGCAGTCTTAGCGTCTGAATGATAAGTATCAACAATGAAGTTCTGAATCCTACGTGAAGTTTCATTGTCGATTTTAACACCAGTTGCTTCCTCTGTTGCTTTAATAGCATTTGCAACAAGATTTTGAATCTGAGCAGCACCTACAGCAGCATTTGTCTGCGCATTCTTAGCGTTTGTATTAGCATTCTGTTTATCGATAGCAATTTGTGCATCACGCTGTCTAACACTTGCATTTGTAGCGAATGATTCAGCAAGCGTTTTTGAGAGTTGAGCAACAAACAAACGTTCACCATACTTTGATTGAATACCTAAGTTAATGTTCTTGAGAGCATTTTCAAGGCGAGCAGATTGCGTAATAACGTCCAATTGCTCATTTGTCTTTTCAGCATTCAAGACAGATAAGTCAGATAACCTTATATAGTTACCTAAAGTATCATTTTTCAACTTGTAATCTAATCCAAGTAAAGAACCTTGTTGATACAGGTTATTAGTTTCTGCACTCATTTTGTTTAATTGCGCACCATTTAAACGGTCAACCCAACCAGCTTCAGCACGATTCTTTTGTGCTTGTGAGAGTGCTAACTCATTTTGAGCATACTGGCTAATAACATTACCAATTTGACTGAATGAATCTTTGAAAGCATCTACAGGCTGAACCTGTGCAGTATGAAGTGGTAAAGGCTGTGCAGATTGTAACGCAGATTGCGCATTACCTGACTGTACATTACCAGCAGCAATATATGGATTAATACCAGCCTCTTGATAACGTTGCATCTGTGCAGCAGGGGTGTTGTACTGTTGCATCTGATTATACATACGTTCATTGAACGCATTTTGTTCTTGAAACATCTGGTACTGCATCTGGTTAGTCTCTCGAGCAATTTGTAAATTAGTACGATTAGCACTTGATTGAGCACCAGAGCCAAACAAACCACCTAACAAGGAAGATGCACCAGAAATTAAAGCAGAACCAATTAAAGGGTCTATAGGCATAATAATAATATTTAATGATTAAACGTAAAAGTCCCTACATTATTGCAGGGACTAATAAAAAAACTACTCAGTAGGCGCAGGGTCTGCAGGCGCAGGGTCAACAGGAACAGGGTCTACAGGTTCAGGGTCAGAATCAACATCACGGAGTTGGTCGACAAATTCACGATATCTTTCCATTTCTACAGGGTCAGACATATAACGAGAGGGGAGGAGCGACAAAATATCCTCATCTGATAAGTCAGCAGGAGAAGAAACGCCCTTAAGCTTTGCAAGCTGTGACATAATAAGCTGCTTTTCAGAATCTGAAACGTCATTGCTAAACAAACGTGAAAGCATAGAATCACGATGACCTGTTAAAGGATTAATAGGGCAAAGTGTCTCATAAACGTGCCTGTCATCAGAAATAACTGATTGAGTGGAAACACCACAAACAGAATCAGGAATTTCACCGAGATTATAACAATCAGCAGGCATTAAGTTTAAATATCTATCATTATAACTCATAACATAAAGTTTTAAAGTGAAGCAAGACCGTGAACAGACATAGGACGTACAGCCTTAACATCAAAGAATGAATTTATATAGAAGTGGTCACCAGCTACAGCAGTAACAAGGAATATAGAATTAACGATATTCGGATTAACGTAGAACTGAGCAGAACTCAAACCACTTGCGTAACCACCTGCAGGGATATCAGACTTCTTACTGACATAGCGGTCAAAACGTAGGTCAAAGCGTGGAGTGGTCCAATAACGCAAAGAACCCGAAGTTTCAAAATCACCGAACACAACATCGCGAGCCGTTTTGTACTCATTGTAACGAGTTTGCCAACCTAATAACAGGTTGTTAAGTTCATTAGCAGCAGTTGGAGCAATATTTGAACCTTTATGGTCTAATACCGTAGGTGTCTTTGTAGGGTCGATAGCCGTCAACAACAAATCAGAAGACAAAACAGGCTGATAGCCAAGGTCAGCAAATTCAGGCTGATAGAAATCTTCACGCTTAAACTTCTTATTGAATGGGTCGAGATAAGAAGCATTATATTCAACCTGTGGAGCAGCTGAATAAATACACATAATAATACCATGTTCCTTAACATCAAACGAAATCTTACCTGAGTTAAGACTACCAAGTCCCTTACCTGCAAGGTCACCAAGCTGTTTACCGTTAGAGTTATTAGTGTCAGCAGTTGCAACAACTTCACTAATAGGGATTGAATTGTCAAAGCCACCAAGGAAACGAGCATCACTCGCACGACTTTCAGGAACTTTGAAACCGAAATGTGCCTCAATCTGTGAACTATAGTCAAGACCATTTGCACGCCTTGTTGCCTCTAACATCTTATCAAGAGCGAACGCAGCACGCAGGTCATTTACAGAAAAAGTAAAATTAGAAGTACTTGAAGTAGAGACACCAACAGAACCAGGGTTACGCACTGGTTTGAAGTTAGAAGAACCATTAACATAATCAGGCAAATTAAAGATACCTTTGTCGTAGTTTGGAGTTGGTTTCATACTTGTAAGCCAATCTTTAGGATAAGGACGATAACGCATCTGACAAAATGACTGAACAACAGACTTATCAATAATAGAATTAGAATCATCTGCATAGTCGTCAATATTGAACGAACGAACATCTGCAGGTGTCCAATCCTGATTACGATAGAAGTCATTAAAAATCTTCTGATAAGCTAACAGGCGGAAAGGTGATACCATAACGTTACCCTTATGTGAAGCATCTGTGAGGAACGTAGAACCTAAGTTGTTACTATTAGAGAAATAAGACTTATAGTCATAGAATTTACCCTTTTCAGTAACACCATAGTTTAAGAGATTCAACAACTTAAAAGCACCATCTTTGAAGGGAAATGCCTGAGAATCAAACGTATTTTTCATAGCATCACTTTTCAAGTGAGTTACAAAAGTGTTCAGGTCAAACATAGGTGTAGAACTACATACGTAGTTATAATCTACAGTATGATTTTTCTTAATACCATTCAAAGCAGAATTAGGGTTACTTGTACCGACGATAAATTGGTCGAACCACTGCCAAAGCGACTTATACGACACAAAGAAAAAGTGGTAATACTCTTTCATGCGTGCGAACGCAGCAGTATTGAGGTTAGTGGTACGAACAATGTCTTGAACAGAGATTTGAAAGTGTTCAGACGGATTGCATTCCCAACAGCCAACAGGGAGTAACTGACCAGCTTTTGCAGAGAAGATTCTGCGTGAACTTAAATCAAAGCCGTTACGAGCAAGCTTTGGTTTAGGGGAAGGAATTTTAAATAATGACATAATAAAAAAATTAATTGAAAATTTGTGAGTTTAATAACTCGTTAAGTTCTTTATTTTTCAAAGAATCATTATGAATCTTTGTATAGCGTGCAATATTATCCTTATAGAATTGTGAATGTTTCTGACCTAAAATTTGAATTAAGTCGAAGTTCATAAAACCGTCTGGGTTATAAAGCATGAAATCATGAATACCATAAGTTAACATGACATCTTTCCACGGTGAATCATTAAACAAACCTTTCGTACGTGGAAGATAAGAGAACAGTTGTAAATCAAAATCAACAAGATGATGCAAAGGCATGTCAAGTTGATTGATATACGCCTCTTGATACTCGTATTGTGTACGAAGTAAATACATATCCTTTCGATAATAGTAATCTTCTAACAACGATACAAATATCTCTGGTGTCATATGATAACGTTTACACCAATCCAAGCATACTAATGTAGCATGAATATCAGTAGTAGGGTAGCAACCAGCTTTAAACTCAAAAGGTAACAAGCCGTTATAGTCTATACCTCTTTGCTCATAATCGTACGCAGTTGCATATACTCGTATTCTTTCAGAATGAGATAACGTGCGGTATCCTCGACACTTTGGCAAGAACCGATTTTCAAGATTACGGGCAGTTGGAACAAATTCAATTGCGCCTGTATTTTTGTTGAGCAAATTTTGTCCATAAGTTCCGTTAAGGACATTTTCGCGTAACGCCTCTTCATCAGACGAACAATACCCGATATAAGGGTGTTTGCTTGCCAAGTGAAATGTAGAGGTAAATTCAGTTCGTAGAAACGAAGGTAAACGAGTATCGCCGTTAACATATTTCGCAACGTACTGTGCAGCGGAGTTGTTGACGAGTGAGAAGTTCGTATTGCCGTTCTGCCATGTTTCACATATAAGCCGACCAATGTGTCGTTGTAACTCTTCCGAGTCGTACCATAATATGGCATGATAATGCGGACGGAACGTTCGAGGTCCATACTATGCAGCGATAAAATATCTAAGTCTGAATTCATCAGTTTTGTTTTTATTTAATTGATAATCAATAGCGGAGCGAAGACGTTTAAACCAATCCTGTACATCTTTTTTACAAGGATAAGCAAAGCAAACTTCATCTTCCATTTTCTGAGGAGGTAAAGAACGGCACACAGAATCAGATAAAAATTTACCTGATTCCGAAGTTCTGTTAGAATACCAAACTGAATGCGTACCGTCTTTCATTATGAGAGGTTGAAAAAGGGGTATATGGTCATTATCATATGTCAGTGTAACAAACAAAGAGTAACGATGTTGTTTACATTCGTTCTCAATACGTCTGGACCACGTAGATGCATAAGTATCACGACAGCGAAAACACTTTCTACAAGGTACGTACAAGGTTTCATCAGTATATTTATTATATATACGCTTAGGACTAAGACAACTGTTTATATTACCAAGTACGGACATATTAATGAATAGAATCTGTTACTACATGAGAAGAACGACACTTACCAGCTACACCATGATAGTGAAACTTCTCAGCGTCAAAAGAGGTCACACAGCTTTGGAAATACAAAGCAACTGAAACAAGGATAAAACCACCAATAGACACTTTAAAAAGGACAGGTGGAAGATTCTTGAGGAAAGGGATAATTTTTTTCATAAAAATATTGTTTAAAGATTTGCCAATCATCATTTTGATGATTTTTTATACGTAAATAATAGTTATATCTTTCTGTCGAGTTAACACAGTCAACGCACATAAAGTTATTGCAACCTATAATGTCACGATAAGGACAATTTGCATAACGAAAGTCAGCGCTTTTATATTTATCCACAGAAATTAGTAGCGATAAAGTCGACAGCAGAGACAAAAGAACGAAAAGCAACGTAGTTATCTCCTAAATGCTCATCGTGGTTTTCATCACGCCAACGAACAATGAATGTATGTGCACC